AATTAATTCATCCACAATTTTAGAAAATGGTTCATTGTTTTCAATCATTGCACTTGCAATTGATACAAGCTTTAAGTGCCTGCCGAATTCAGCATTAGATTTGCCGCTGTGGCCTCTTAAAACATTTTGTAATTCAAGATACATATCAGGGTTAAACTCTGGCAAATCATCAATATCAATATCTAATAAAGACATTTCTACCCATGAAAAATTATGTCCCTCGGGATGCTTTGCTGGCGGTAAAACACAACAGCGGCCCTTACTTAGAAATTCGACTCCGTTATTTATATCAATGTTTATTTTTGTGTAACTAAAGTTAAAGTTACGATAAAACATCGATGGTAATTTTCTTTTAGAACCGTTTCTTTTAATTGGAGTGGGATATTTTTCAAGTATAGGTATAATAAGTTTTTTATATTTATCATCAACTAAGTCTAAATCTAGAACCATAATATTTGAGATTGGGCCAGTAACCAAAGCAAAATCTTTATTACCATGCTGCTCTATTAACAAATCTTCATCGTATTCTTTGTTTTGCCAATCTATTAAAAATGGTGCTTTAGTGTTTGAAATGATTGGAGTGATGATAATGCTTTTTTTTGAATACAAATCAATGTAATTTTTTAGCATGGAATATCCTTTTCTTTTAATAGTTTTTTAGAAATTAATATTGCGTAAATATTTTGATTAGTGTATTTTAGATTTATTAATTTCTTGTTTTACGATTACGAAATTAATTCAATAAATACTTCTTTGTAAAGTGTTGATTTGGAAAAGCAGAAAAAGGAAGCCTTAAAAAGCTTCCTTTTTTTTTGTTTACAACCCATATTATTAGATATAAAAAAATCAAGCTTTTCTAATTTAGACATTCAAACAAAGGAGAACATCATGGATATAAAATCCACTATTGACATCAAACCAACAAAATTAAATGCGATCATTTTTGGGAATTCAGGTTGTGGGAAGACTACGCTTGCAAGTACATTACCAGGTAAAACAATTGTTGTTTCTCTTGAATCAGGTTTGCTTTCACTTAGAAAGTTTAATGTTGATTATGTGGAAATAAAGTCCATCACACCTAAGTCAAGATATGAACAACTTCAAAAAACAATGATCGAGATTAGTAAGTCTGATTATGAAAATGTATTTATTGACTCGTTAACAGACATCGCTCAAACATTTGTTGATTGTGCAAAAGAAGATTTCCCTGATCCCAAACAATCATTTCCTATGTGGGGAAAATACAATGAGAGAATAAATTCATTCTTAAAATATACTAGAGATATGGATAAAAATGTTTTCTATACTGCTTTAATGAAAACAGAGAAAGATGAATTAGGAAGACGTTATAACGTACCCGATTTAGCCGGTTCTATATCAACTAAGTCCGCTGCTTTATTTGATTTTGTTTTTCCTATGATTAGTTTTAAAAATGAAGAAGGTGAATTAAAAAGAGTTTTAATTACATCAAGTGATGATACTTACATTTCAAAGGATAGATCGTCGTCGTTAAATGCTTTTGAAGAACCTAATTTATCGAATATAATTAATAAAGTTTTTAATCAAGGAGAGAAAAATGATTAGTTTAACTGGTAGTGAAGTATTAGAAGATGATTTTGATGTAATACCGGAAGGTGAATATTCCACAGTAATTGAAAAGTGTGAGTGGAAAAAACATTATGAGGGTGATCGAGAAGAATTAAACTATCAAATCAGAATAGTTGGACCTAAATACGCTAATAGAGTTCTATTTAAAAAATTTGATGTTAATAATGTAGACGAGATTGCTAAGAAAAAAGCGATTACATCTTTAAAAAAATTCGCTGTCTCTTTTGGTATTAAAGACAATGACTTTGATGAATATTCAGTAGTTAATAAAAACATTAATGTTGTTGTTTCTATTTATAAGACTAAAAAAGACGAAGAAAGAAATTCTATTTTTTACTTCAAACCATTCAAAGACACTTCTGATAAATCAAGTATTGCAAAAATGGTTATGGGCCAACATGATGTTAAGCCAGATTCATCTTTTGCTGGTAGTGACATTCCTTTCTAGTGATATTCAGTGTTGTTGATATTGAAACTACAGGCCTTCAAAATGGTTACGACGAAATATTGACAGCTCATATAATTTTAACCGATGGCATGAATTTCATAGATGAAAAATCATTTAACTTTAAACCAAAACGAATAACTAACAATTATCATAAAAGTTATGAAATTCATGGCATCACTATTCAGCAAACAAGGGGTTTTACTGACAAAGAAGTAGGATTAAGTAACTTGCTTGCTTTTGTACCCGATAATTCAGTTATGGTTTGTCATGCTAAAAAAATTGGACATTATTTTGATTACGCTTTTTTATTTATGGAAATTGAACTTTATTTAGATAAGAGATTGGATTTTTACAAGAAATTTAATCATTGTATTTCTACACATACGCTATCTAAAAAATTTACAAAACTAAAGAAAAGAGGTTTGAAAAGTGTTAGTGAATATTATGGAGTTGTCTTAGATAATCACCATAACGCTAAAAGTGATACTCATGCTTGCTATGAGATATTTAAGAAAATGTATAAAGAAAACAGGAATGAAATTGAAGAAAGAATTAACATTTTTTGAACATGAAGAATATTGCAGAATCTGTGATGATTTTCATGCGCTAATTCATGGGTGTAAAGACATGACCCCTAAATTTGCTAGAAATTATTTAGATCAAGCGGTTATCGAAGTTGAAAAGAAGTTATATTTCACTGAGCTTGAAAAACTAAGGAAAGTTTATGATTAAATCAGCAAAGTATTTGTTAATAACGGTATCAATCTTGATCGGGTTATTTCTAAGTAATATTGTAATTATTTTTTTAGAGGATATGAAATGAAATATGAAATAGTTAACAGAGTCAAAAAGAGATTTTTTAAAAAGCCAGTTTTGGTATACGACATTGCGGAACATTTTAAATATTGGCATGACCCGAGCAATGGCAATGGAGGCGGTTCTTTCGAGAAAGGTAGCAGAGTCGTGGCAAGCTTCAACAGTGAAAAAGAAGTTGTTAAATTCTATAAAGAGCTTACTAAGAATGTGAGGGCATAAAATGAAAAAACCAACAAGGTGTACGACTCATTCCCACGCTTGCGATTGTCGAGAATACAAGTTTTATCTTATTAAAAATCAGAATGAGATCCTTAAAAAAGCATTGGAGTTTTACAGCTTACCTGAGAATAGCGACTACTTTAATTGTGATATGATAGAAGATTCGGAATGTATGCACGGAGAAATAGCAAGGCAAGCTTTAAAAGAATGTGAGGATATGGAGTGACGGATAAAGTTAAACAAGTAATCATTACAGAAGTCAGACTGAAAGAATTGTTAATTGCTGAGTTAGAACTAGATGCGATTAAAGAGAGTGAACGACAAGGACATTTTACTTTAAAACAATGCGATGTTTTCGAAAGTGAAAAGCTGAGAATAATGAACACTAAGTATTTTGATAAGGAATTAAGTAAATGAATTATAAAAATGAAATAGCGATAGAATTAACAAAAAAACTAGAACACGAAATTGTTTTTCAATTTTATAACAACAGGGAGTCACCATCATATTTTAATATTAGAAGAACTATATTAGATATCTTAGACAAATACCTAGAAGTATTTACCATCAATGAAAAGATAAGCCCTCACACAATAAAGGAGATGCCGGAAAATCATAGAGAAGACTATTTACATCATCTCCTTGAAAAAAAAGCTGCATACGTCGCTCAGGGAATTTTTAAAAGAAATGATATCATAGTGAAAACTGAGTTTAACCATGATGGATATGATTATTTTAAAAGCCTAGACTATTCACTAATGGTGGTTAAGTTAAATAGTTTAATGAACACTAAAGATTATGATAAGGAAGTGAGTGAGTGACAGATCAAGAAGTTTTAAAGCTTGTAGCTCAGGGGTTAATGAATTTATGTGGTGACGATGAGATAACGGAAGAAGAAGCAACGGCAACAATTACTGTAGTTCTTGGGTTGATCGCTAGAATTGAAGCATATAGAAAGGATGATGAATGAACCCATTAGATAAACAAGTAAGCGGAACGCATTACAAAGACTTTAAAATACAACCGATAGAATTTATTCATGCGAATGATTTAAGTTTTATTCAAGGGAATATCATTAAATATATTTGTAGATACAAAAACAAAACTGGAATTGAAGATTTAAGAAAGGTGATTCATTATACAGAATTGCTCATGGAGTTAGAATATGAAAAATCAAGAAGTACAATTGAGACAAGTAGTCCAATTGAGTCAAAGGCAAATTGATTATGTCTGGAAAATGTTAGCGATTAAGATAAAAAAAGAAGCTCAGATAATCGAAGAATTCAAGCACGTATTCCAAGCACTTGTAACCAATGGCCATGAAAATTATTATGCTAAGATACCGAAATGTGAAACTATGTATTCAGTTCAAATTGCACACGAAAAGAAAAAGCTTTAAATACCTAAATTAATCTGAAACAATTTCATAATCAAAGGAATGATTATGATGTTAAAGGTTAAAAATAACACTGGCTACGATAAGATAGATAAAGCTATTAAGATCTTCTATGAGCGTGTCCCTCAAGTATTAGATCTTATTTATGAATTGAAACCTAGCGATACTTATTTCACTTACACAAATGATACAAATAAAGAAGTCGCTAGAAACATTCAGCATTTTATGTCTCAAGATAAAATTATTGAAATTAATGGGTATCGACCTTGGTATTGGAGAAGTTCGGCGATTGGTTACACTTCTAAAGGCAAGTA